AGAGGCACACAAAGTTTGGATCAATGACAAACAGCTTGTCGTTGCTCATAAAGCGGCTTGGCGTAATGTCCAGCGTACCGAAATCGGTAAGATAGACTGCCGTTGAACCAACAAATGTTGGTGCCTTGCCTTCGGTCATGTTGACCTGATTGGTGACAAGGTTGGTGCCACTCTGCGTCAGATCACTGATGTTGGCGCGATTGGTAGCAGAACATACGAGCATGGAAGGGGAACCCCCATCTTGCCATGCTGCTGTTACTGCTGTGTCAATCTTTGCCAGTGTCAGTGCTGCGGCAGTACCAGTAACATCTGCTGCGTCTGAACCATCACCGGTTGCAAACGCCATGTCAGATGGCGCACTACCGTTTGTGATCCAAGTCAGCAGTGATGCAGACTTGCGTGGCTCTGAAGCTGACCGTGCTACGTTTGTGTCACCGATCATCTTTTCGATGTCACGACGAAGCTCAAGTCCCTTCAAAACGCGCTGGTAGGCTACTTCACGGTCACGCCCAGCTTTATCTACAGCATCCAAGGTGTTGGATACGATGTAGCCCTTCTGGCTGATTTGGTGGTAGTTGCCCATGCGGACTGTAGCAGTAACACCACTGTCCGACATATCAGCACCTTCACTGACATGGTTGTCAGTTGCAGCACTTGCAAGCTCCTGTACTTGCCATTCAGTAAAGATACCGTTGGAAGTTTCCTTCTCAACAGAGGAAAAAATAGGTGTCTCATCACTATCTACTTTGTAGATAATGTCCGCCAGCGTTTCACGCTCACCTACAGCGGTTGCAGTTGTGGCTGTTGCCATAATGTAACCTCATTGGTTTTGTGTTTTCAGAAGATAGTCCACAGCATTTGCGATGCTTGGTGCTTGATTAAATTGCTCCCGTTGCTTTCTACGGGTGCTGGCTTGGACTTCTTTCTTGCTGCGAGGAGCGCCGGACTTTGCCATTTTTGGTGCCTTACGCACCTTCTTCTTAGCAGTGCTAGCCTGATCGTTGATCTTGCTAAACTGCCATGAATCATACAGTGCTTTGATGGCACGATGATCTGATGCCGCGTCTATTTCCTCTTGAGTGTAGCCATATTCACGTTTGGCAAACTCAATCAGTTCTTGGCGTTCCGATTGACGTACATTGTCGTCACGCCATTGCGGTATCTTGTCAAACATCAGGTCCGCTTGCTGCGACAAGTGATGACGCATCATATCGTGTTGCTCGGCCTGCTGTTCTTTGGCAATGCGCTGGTTCTCAGAAACAATCTCACGTTTGCGTTCCTGCAATCGCTGATGATCTGTGTACCTTCTGGCATATTCCTCTGCGGGCAATTCTAGTCTCAGAGTGTCCCAATCTGGTTCAGCGTTGTTCTGACCAAGGTATTGCAACACCTGTTGAAGTCCCTGCTGGTATGCGTCACGCTGTTGCGTTGCTTGCATCCGCTCTGCCTCTAAGGCTTTGCGGTCTTCAGCATTTTTCTGCATACCTTTTGTAAAAGCCGCCTGACGCTGATAGCCCTTGGCCGCTTCCTCAAGCGTCACCTCATAGGTTTCACCGTCAACTGTGACAGAAACCAAATCAGGTTGCTCTTGGTCGTCGTCCTCTGCTTCATCTTCGTCAGTGACATCATCATCTTCAGCTTCATCAACCTCGGCTTCTTCAGCCTCAGTTTCTTCCACCTCATCTGATTGTGGAACCTCATCCTCATCGAATAAGGCTTCCTGCTGCGCTTCTTCTGTTACCGTTTCCGCTTCGGGCGGGGGCGTTGAGAGAAGGCTAGTTGCGTCCGCGATGGACAGGTTGCTGGTTCCGTCAGGATTGTCAGCCATAAATCACCTATGTTTTTGCGTTGTCTAAGTTGGCCTGTGCGACCTTCCCACCTTCAATGACGGTGTGGAGTTGCCCTTTCAGTGCTTGGAGAGCCGACAGTAAGTGATAGATGCGTTCGCGGTTCTCGGTGTCTGCCACCGAAGTATTGCGCCACGCCTCTATGAAATTTGCTTCAAGATTGTCAAAAGCTTCTACAAGGGTCGGGTCGCGTAGTAGCGCCTCTGCCTTGGCTGCACGCTCTACGTCGTGCCTTAGTTTTCCCTCACGCATTACAGCAGCTTGGTAAATCCGGTTGTGTCCATCGGGTTACGATAGAACGATGGCCGGTAAGCGAATGACTGCGTGAAAGCACGGTTCGCATCATCAAAGTTGAAACCGCTTGGAAGGTTTGCAGGCGCATCATCAAGACCTGTGCGACGGTAAAACATATCGCCAGACGTGGTGGAGGAACCGCCGCCTGTGCCATTATCGGCTTGCAACTCGCGTCTTGTCTTTCGACGGCACGCCTGCAAATCTTCGTCAAAAATGAAACCATCTGGGCATTTTTTGTCATCCGTTGACTCGGCCGCCTCGCGCCTTCTGTTCATTTCTTCTATGTCAGACTGGTATTCATATGAGTTGTCGTAATTACCATAGCCCGGTCCCGGCGCGATTATATCTCTGAACGGATGGTCTGGGCCGGGATCAAACCTGTTTCCTCCGTACACCACACCGCCAAGTGCGTTGGTGCTAAGTTCGCCCATAATCTTGCCCTTGCTGTTAAAAACAGGCTGGCCAAGACCAAGACGCAAGTCTTCTTGAGGAGTGTTCAAACCTGTGATCGCTGAAAGTACGTTCCCGATGGGATTAGAGGAGTTCATGTACTCCATGACCGCCGGAGCATTTGGTCCATATCTAGCAAAATAAGCGCCCGGTCCGCTTGCAAGTTGTCCCGGCGTGAAGCCCATCTCTGGGGTGCCGACCATCATAGAACGGCTTTGCGAAGCCTGCCGCGCAAGCTGATCCGCATCAGCTCCGACAATGCCAGATTTCGCCAGTTCTCCCATCAGCCCCATTCTAGCCGCTGCGGCATCGGCGCGTTGACGATAAAGGTCAGCATTGACCGTTTCGTCTGTTGCTTGAGCGTCAATTAAAGCTGCTTCTGTGGCAGACGAAGGCAAGACTGAAGGCACGTCGAAACCCGGCCCTACATCTAAACCCATATTCATCATCGTGACGGGGGCTGGTGGCATAGAAACGCCTGTGTTTGCATCAAACGCCTCACCACCCAAATCAACAATATTTGAGCCAAGCGACAACTGTGGGGCAGCGGCCACATTGCCAAGATTTGTCACCGTCGGCTGTTGTGCGAAAAACCTGTCAAAAGCCGCGTCATTAGCAGCAGAGTTAGCAGCCCTTACTTCTGGCGATGCCGACTGTGCAATCTCAACTAATGTGGGCGGTATCCCAACAACCGAACCAAGCCGCTGTGCCGGATCAGGGCTGTCGTCCTGTGGCGGCGCAACGCTTCTTACCGGTGCTGGCGAAGATGTTGTTCTACCTCGACCAGCCTCTACGAGATAATTGTCATTATCATCGCTACCACCGCCACCATCGTCATCAGATGCACCGCTACCGAAACAGAACAGGCGCGACTGTATGCGCCGCTCCATGTCAAATCGGTCAAGAAACTTTTGCTCTAACATGCCCTGCCTTACCTCGTTCTCGCCGGTAATAATGCCCGCGAACACCCTTGCCCAAATCGTCAGCAAACTTGGCGCGCAACTTCAACGCCATCCACGGCGTATCGCCGTAGGGCGCTATGAAATCCGCAAAGAATACGTTTTCACCCGATTTCCACTCGTTTGGCGCTACCGCACGCTCACCGCGCAGTAATTGAAGCAATATGTCATCGCCAACAAATGCCCAGGTTGTGAACCCCACCACACGGCCATCGCGCTTGAAAGCCATTGCCTGCTTCAAATCCATCGGCTTGACAAACTGACGCTTGATCCGCGCCATCGTCCAATCATCGTAGGTGTTAGACGTGGCTAAAAATTCACAAAGATTGCCAAACGAAATCATGCGCGTGGCAGATTAGTGCTTATATTGGCACCCAGCGCCGCCTCTTGCTGACGAAGCTGTGCCTCTAAAATCAATTCCTGACGACGCAATTCCAAATCGGCCTGCATCTTCTCTCTAGCCAAGGCAATCTCTTGCTCCATCTTGGCCTTCTTCAATTCAAACTCCTGCTGGATTTTTATCATCTCAGGGCTTTGTGACTGCTGCTGTTGCTGCTGCTGACGCATTGCCACATCTTGAGCCACCGCCTGCGGTGTGTTGAAGAACCGTCCAGTGTCCTTGAAGCCGCCAATCTCGACAATCTCTTGCAGCATCGCCGCATATTGAGGCAGGCCGCACAGCGGGTTGTCCGGCCCAAGCTGGCCAAGGATGGTCTTGCCTTCGGCCATCATGGCTTGGATGAAAGCAATCTTTTGCTCATCATCAGCCGTGCCAAGGCCGACATTCACAATGACATCAAACTCGCTGTCAAACTCACGCGGATCAATCGGCACAAACTCGTTACGCAGCCGCACAATCCGCTCTTGCTGCTGATACTCTGCAACCAGCTTTAGGATGCCACGGAACAAGTCCTTAACACCCGTCTCTGCGAATGTACGCGCATAACTCTCAAGCTTGGCCTGCGCGCCACGCACCGTTGCAGACACGGCACTGGCCGTAGTGCTTTGAAGGGCATTGGCATCAAGACCTTGGGATGCCTTGCTCATGCCTGTACGAGATTCCTTCACCTCGTCCAGATAACGCATAAGCGGCTGAACCTCGCTGCCCACACCCTGCCCAGAGAGCGTTTGAACCGCCCCCGGCTGGCGCACCCGCACGATGCCCCCCGCTGTGCCGTCCAACAGGTCATCAAGGTTGACCATGCCTTCGACAGCGATTGTACGCGGATTGACCGTTAGATATGTGGCATCAAGGTACTGACGCATCAGTGTGGACTTGATAACTTGCAAGTCTTCAGTCAGATCAAAGATAGACCGGCCAACAAGCCGGTGCGGCATCATAATGGGCGAGATGACAGCAAACGGGATGAAATCAGTCACCTCGTTTTCCAGAATATGCTGCCCGCTGTCACCAATCGACAGCACCCGGCGGCGCTCTGCTACACCATCCTCATCGACATCAGCCAAGATGATACTGTCATAGACAGCCACTTCTCGCTGTGACGGATCAGCAGATTGTGTCTCTGTGCCTGCCTCAATGTCGCCAAAGCGGACATGCCGCTCCTGCTCCACCTCAAGCTGCGGATAGCCCGCATGTGCCTCAATCTCATCCTGATCGTAGCCCATGCTCACCAAGTCACTGATGGTCATGGTTGTGCGATGACAGACAAAACGAGCATCATCCAGTGACTTTGCCCGCTTGTTGAACATAAATTCTTCTGGCGGGATATTGTCGATGCGTATCCTGCCACTGACCTTTTTGACCCTGATCTTGAGATTGTAGCTTTCAACCACCTCAACATCCGCACCATCATCACCGATAATGGTCGTCATATTCTCACGCTGGCTCACCAACTCTACGTCAGGATTTGCCAGTAAAAGGGTGATTTCACCTTCTGTCAGGTTTTCATACGTCGCTTCTTCAACTGTCGTCGTGTCGTCATAGTAAAACTTGACCGCGCCCAAACCAAACATCAGGGCATCACGGAACCAATGGCTTAGAATACGGAAGCCGGGGTTGTCGTGATTGATGATGTAATTGACGTAATCACTCGCCTGTTCAGCGCGTGGCTCATCCTCTGCGGTACGCGCAGCAAAGCGCACATACTTATCGCTTGCTGTAAAGATACGCATAAGCGACGGCATGATTTGCTCAACTGTGTCAGCAAACTCTTGGCTAATGACCTGGCTCTTGCCCTCAACCTCGTTGCCAAGAGGCTCAGCCAGATAATAGTCCAATGCCTTGATGCGTTTGGCCGAAAACTCTTGGTCATAGTGGTTTAGCGCATCAGTAATCTCGCCAGAGATGATGCTGCCTAACTGTTCATCATCCATCATGTGCTTGTACCGCGCTTCTTCTTGATAATGTCTTTGTCAGCAGCACGCGCACCACCCTTTCCACTTACGAAAGAATTTACGCGGCCCATCGCCCAAGCTGCCATTGGCACATTCCTACTGCCGCTGGACAGATACGCACCTTGGCCACGACGATAGACCTGTGCCAACTGCCCGTAAGTAAAGCGTGATCCTTCTGCTTTCTTACGCAGTGCGGCTTTTGTTTTTTCGCTTAGAGGCTTGCGTGCTGCCATTTTGTGCTGCCCTCGACCTACTGACTGCTGCGACGTTAATCGGCTTACCCTGCCGATACGCGCGCGCTGTTCGTTTGATTTCTGCTGCTTTTGCCGACTTGTTTTTTGCGCCTGCCAGATACTTTTTTGGCACTCCGGTTCGTTTGTCTTTCGGGACGCTGGTGGACTTGCGTTTTCCCGTCACATATCTCTCCCGACTTGCATAACTTGGGCGTTACGCACTCAGCGCATACACAAAAGGCCGCAGGCATTGGTGCGCGCGGCCTTCTCAGAGTTTTCACATAAAGCATTATGCAGAGCAGAATTTACCGCTTTGCAGACGAATACCTTTAGCCTTCTTGCCCTTTTTCTTGGACTTGCCGTTATAATTCATCACTTGCTTCCCTTCTTTTTCGCTTTGGCAGCAGGCTTTTTCGCCTTTGCACTGGTTTTGGCCACACCCTTGGTGGTCATCACATTCATTGGCTCTGGCTCTGGAAGGACCAGTTCTTGTACCGGTATCTTCTTCCCGTTCTCAGCTTCCCAATGCCGCCGCTCTTTTGGCGACATCACGTCAAAATTAGGCTCTTTGTTCACCATGCTTTACAACTCCAATAACGGGCGCTGAATTTGTCCTTCGCGGTATCGCAGCTATGCCGCGCACGAAAGTTTGAACGCCGACCCGGCTGATCCTTCTTAATCGTCATATTCGGATCGCCAAAACGGACCAGCTTCACCTCATTGCCCTTCTTCGCAAGAACAGCACTTTTCTTGCTTTTACCCGGCGTGCGCTTGGGTTTGTTAAATCCAGAAAACGTCTCGCCGCGATACGTCAGTTTGCCAGACGGCGTGCGCTTGACATCCTTAGTCGTCGCCATCTTGAATCCTCATGCTATGAAAAGCATCCTCTACCTCATCCGGCTCATATCCAGCCGTCTGACCGGCAAATATCGTTGCCAAGAGAGCGCCACGGAAAATCTCAGGCCATGTCACCTCAGTCATCGTATCTATGCCTGCCATGAAGCATGTAAGCTGATGAGCAATGTAATTCACACGCTCATCATCAAGCGCCTCATCCGGCACACCCTGGTCGGGAAAATCCACAACATTGGTCATACAATCCAGCCCGTATTTGCCTTGAGGGGGGTGCGGCTGTTCCAACGGCTCATAGCACCAGATGCCATCACACCCTCACCAGCAAAGGTCAGCACAAAAGCATCAGCAACGTCCGGTGAACGCTTGCCACGACGCTTCATCTCGTCCTTGCTCTCAATCTTCAATTTGCCGTTAGACAGGTATTTATACCGAATACCAGTCAATTCCTGCACTAGCGCGTCATCCGGCGGTAAAACCACATCGCGGCCCTCAAACCACTCACGCGCCCGCCAGAACAACTCGTCACGAAGCCTGCCAAACTTATCCCTAAGAGCAGGACTTTCAGATACAGCAATCGACACAGCCGGTAGATCAAGCTCCGCAAGCCTGTCCGCAAGACCCGCACCAATGCCAATAGCATCAACATAAATCTCCGTTGGCCGGTCCATATACCGACACGCCTCGTACTCCGTCAGCACGATGCCAGCCAGTTCCATCAAATCCTTGTTCTGCCAAGTCTTGACCGGCTCTAACAACTCCTGACCGCGCCGCTTGCACAACGCAGACCTGTCACTGCCGAAACGAGCCACGTCCAATGCCCAAACAACCGGCGTCGTAGGCGATGCCTCAACCTCACGCCCTATCGCACTCTCAACCAAATGCAACGGCAACAAAACATCGTCAGACTGGCTCGGAAACTCACCAAGCACGCGAACAGCAAACACACTGCTCTCACGCCCATACTGCGCTTCCATGCTGTCAATAAACTTCTCATCAACCGTGTCAGCATCCTCACAACTCACCGTCATGCAATGCCACTGCTCACGATTGCTGTGGAACGCCTCAAAGAAAAACCCATCAGAACGGGTGGGGTTGCCCGTCAGCACCGTCTTAGCACCGGGGGTACTCATGGCACCCTCACCCACCTGAAACACCACGTCAGGGACGCCAGACGCCTCATCTACCAAGATCAGCATATTATCACTGTGAAAGCCCTGAAGCGCCTCTGGCGACTCCCTACGGCTTGTACGGGCCACAGCAAAACTGTCGTTAGCACCCTCTAAACTGATCTTGTCTGCCTTGAAGTTCAAACGATCCTTGAAGCCGGGGTGCATGCCACGCGCCCAACGATCAATCTCTGTCCACAAAACATCCGACAACTGGTGAGCAGTGTTGGCCGTACACACAACCTTGGTGGGGTAGCGCGTCAACAGCCACCACAGCACAAGCCACGACAGAAACGCTGTCTTGCCCACACCATGTCCAGACTTGACCGCACATTTAGAGTTGTCACGAACCGCACGCAAAGCATCAGCCTGCCACTGCTGCGGAACAGCATGAAGGACATGCTTGACGAACATCTCAGGATCGTCGTGCAACTCACGCAGGATTTTGTGTATGTCGTCTGTCATAACGCCTGAGTTTGGTAGGGGGATATATAAATAATAAATGCCCCCGGTAAATTTTGCTGGGGGGGGTGTCGCGCCGATCTGGCAGGATTCCGCCAGTTTTCGGCACCAATCCCCTAGCAGACGGGATTAGATTTGTTTGATATCAACAGGATAGCCAACGCCAGCCAGTGACAGGCAGTCGGTCAATGCAGTGATTGCTTGCTGTTGCCGCCTGCTTGTTTGCCGCCTTGCGCGCGTAATTCATCACCATCCGTTGTGTGCTTTTCTTCTGCAATAGCCTTCAATGCCGTCACATAATCAGCACCACTATGCTTCACTTCATGCCTGTGAATGTCGCCATATTTCTTCGGTGCCAGCTTTGCGCTTGTCCACTTCAAGCCATCAATCGCAACCCGTCCGGCGTTTGGGTCAATCGTCCCATCAATCACAGCTTCAATAATGTCCGCTATCTTATCGGCGTAAACCTGTCCCCGGTTTTCCATTGCCACCGAATACCGCATAGCAAAGTCGCTATCGCTATTCAGCTTTTCACTTACAAGCCGCCAGCTTGGCATATCGCTTTGTTTGCAGATTTGGTTGGCGCTGTTTCCTTCGCCAATGCGTTTCAGGAATTCGCGCCACTCTGCATCATAATATTTGCGCTTTTGTGGCATAACTTACCCGCATAAAAAAAGCGCCATTTCGGGCGCAATCGTTCAACACTAGCCTCACATTACTGTAAACGCGCGTGACGTTAAAGCATTTTTTACCCGTTTTATGCGTTTTCTTACTTGTATTACCCACTGGTTAAGCGCATATTATGTGGGTAACCAAAACGGGAGACACAAAAAATGGCTCAAAAACTACGCCCAATCGTAAAGGCAGCGTTCAAATGTGACGCGCTCGTTTATCAGTTTACCGAAATTGATGTTGAGGACGGTTTAATCAAAGCCACTGGCTATGACGACATCGTCGCCGAGGTGAATGAGCATTATGTCGATGATGCAATCATTCGTGAAGCGGACAACCGGCTTGATATCTGCAACGACCCTTACAACCAGCTCGACCCTGACTATCAGCGCGAGGCGCGCCAGCTTCGCACATTCTTGAAGCGCTTCAAGCGCGAGGCGGTGGCATCATGAAACCGCGCCTTTTCATCAAACAGGAAAGCCGCCGCACCCTGTTCAAAGTTCGCGGTAATCCGTTCCGCTATGTGAGCATTAGCAATTCCGACATTGCGCGACACGGCGCGGCTAACGCTATCCGCCAACGTGCAGCGCGTTGCCTTCAAATGGGCTTCCACCACACCGCGCGGCATCAAAGCGCAATCGCAGACATTTTGGACGGGGTGACGACATGAACATCAAAACAAACATCGACGGCCAGCCCGTCACATTTACCGCCAGCTTTGACGGCCATTCGCCCAACTACATCACCGGACAAGATTTGGATTATGGCCGTGCCAAGCGCAAGTTTGCCAGTGAATTAGAGAAGGTTGACGCCGCCAACGACGCCGTGCAATTCGCCAACTATGACGAATGGATAACGCTAAATGGCGTGCGCTATGAACAACTGCGATTTGTCGTCAATTTCCATGTCGGTAAAATGCACCCAACGGGAAGACGGATGCACCTGTACGTCACAGCAAGGCGTTATGTGGAATTAAGCGACCCAAATTTCCGCAAGCTTAACGGGCAATGTCTAACCGCCGCCGCCCGCAAAAAGCTAGACGACGACCATGGACAATTCTTCATTGATACCGCGCAAGCGATTGTTACCGACGTTCGCCAGCAATGCCGCCAGCGGTTCATTGACCGCACAATGGAGAAGATCACCGAAACCCGTGAATACTTAGACGACATTGCCCTGCTATGCGGCAAGGAAAGGGTCGCGTCATGACGTATGAACATGAAGCGCGGGAGTTGGAGCTATTCACCGAGAATGACCGCGACCTGTACCGCCAGCGCATTGTCCCCATCGTCAAGAACATGCAGCGCCGCATGGTCAAGGGCGACTATGACAGAGAAAAGGCAGTGCGGTTGTGGCTGTATCTGATTGATGAAGCTGCACGCAAATATTGCCAGCTTCACGGCGGAACCGTGCGCGGCTGTTTCCCTAAGCCCTGCCGGGAGATTGTCGCCCGTTCAATGCGGAACCATTACGAAATGGAAATCGAGGCGCAAGGCGGGGAGATGTTCGCCGACAAGGTGGCCAGCCATGCGTGAATGGCTAGAACACATTTTCGCCGGCGTCCTGTTCTGGGCGCTGATGGCGGCGTTGTACGTCCTGCTGGTGATCCTGACAGGTGGCGACCCGAAATATTGGTAACAGCACGGCAGGCTGTCATGGCCTGCCACCCGTCGACGGGCATTGGTAACCCGTCCTGATGAGTAACCAACCGAAACGGGAGACAAGACTAATGACAAAATTCAAAATCATTGACGCTGTTGAAAAGCCGAAGACACAACGCACGGGTCTACAGCTTTATCCGTGGCAAGATTTGGAAGCTGGCAAAGGCTTTTTTGTGCCAGACGGCAATCCTGACAAGCCAATGCGCGGCAACCAGCTTGGTCAGACCGGCAACCAATGGGCCAAGCGGCACGGCATGGCGGTTAAGTTTCAATCGTTCCGCTATAGCCTTGACGGCGCAGACGGCGTGTTCGTCCAGCGGGTGGCGTGATGACCTATGAAGTAAAAGTAACAAGGCATTGGTCAGGCAAAACCTACAATGTGGACCTGGTGTCTTGGCAACGTGGCGAGGGTATG